GGCCGACATCTTTAAGACTGCTATGCACCGCACTTGCGGCGTGGCGTACGGCACGAGCAACAAACGCAAGAAGATTCTGGAAGAGAACTACGACTTCACGATCATTAACTACGACGGTACACACGTAGTCTTCAACGAACTGCTTGCCGCCAAGTTTGACTTGATCATTATTGACGAGGCCAACGCATACAAAACCGTCAGCACTAAACGGTGGAAGACGTTAGCCAAGTTGATGACACCCGACACGTGGCTCTGGATGATGACGGGTACTCCTGCATCACAGTCACCGCTTGATGCGTTTGGCTTAGCGCGATTGGTCTCGCCCCAACGTGTGCCAAAGTTCTCTACTGCATGGCGAGATAAAGTTATGTATCAAGTCAGCAGGTTCAAGTGGCTGCCCAAACACGACTACAAACTGCAAGTCTTCTCGGCACTGCAACCGGCTGTTAGATACACCAAGCAAGAATGCCTTGATTTACCGACACTTACGTACCAAACGAGAATCGCTCCGCTTAGTGCTCAGGTAAGTAAGTATTACAAGACGCTCAAAAGTCAGATGCTGATTGAAGCAGCGGGGCAACAGATTTCTGCTGTCAATGCAGCGGCGTCGATACAAAAACTTTTACAGATATCAGGCGGTGCGGTGTACACGGACAAGCATCAAGTAATCGAGTTTGATGTCTCGCCACGCCTTAACATCCTGAAAGAAGTTCTAGACGAAACTACAAATAAGGTTGTAATATTCGTTCCGTACCTCCATACTATTGATGTGATCACGAAATTTTTGACCAACGAAGGACTAACGAGCGCGGTGATTCAAGGCTCGGTCGGTGCGAAAGAACGGTCAGTAATCATTGATCAGTTTCAAAAGATGGAAGATCCGCGAGTACTAGTGATTCAGCCTCAATCGGCAGCGCATGGCATCACGCTAACGGCTGCTGACACGATTGTGTTCTGGTCGCCAGTCATGAGTGTAGAGACATATTTGCAGTGCATTGGACGTATCGAGCGCGTTGGACAGAAGAACAAGATGACCGTGGTTCATCTGCAAGGTTCGGATGTTGAGCGCAAGATGTATTCGATGCTGCAAGGTAAGGTAGACAGTCATCAAAAGATAGTCGATCTGTACAAACAAGAGTTGGATGAAGTGGAGGAAGTGTGAATACAGAAGAATTAGTTGAAGCGTATCTGAACCTACGTACACAGCGCGAACGGCTGCAACAAAAGTACGAAGCGGAAGATGCTCTGTTAAAAGAAGACATGATGAAGTTAGAGACGGCGATGCTTGAGGTTTGTAATTCAATCAATGCCGACAGCATCAAGACTAGTCACGGTACGGTGATGCGTAAGATTAACGAACGCTTCTTCTGCCAAGACTGGGATGGGTTTTATAAGTACGTGTTAGATAATGAAGCAGTTCAGTTGCTTGAGCGCCGCATCCATCAAGGCAACTTCAAACAGCACCTTAAAGACATCGAGGGTGATGGACTCCCACCGGGAGTGAATGTGATGCGGGAGTTCGGTGTCACAGTACGTAGAGCAAACAAGGAGTAAATAAAGTGAGTAACGATATCATTGCAAGTTTGAAGAGCGAACTCGCCACACTTCCCCGTGGCGTAGACGACGATACCCGCGCAGTAGCCGGTGGCGGTGGCAACCTTCCGAAGCGCATCAGCATCAAGGGCGGCGTGTTCCGTAAGATGTCTGGCGGTAAAGAGATTGGTGCTATCGAAGATCGCCACATGAACGTGGTCTTTGTCCGTATGGCACACACGGCAAGCCGTCAGTACTACTCCGGTGCATACAAGGAAGGCGAGAAGATCGCTCCTGTTTGCTGGTCATCCAACTCCAAGACTCCTGATCCGGAAGTTAAGAATCCTCAAGCATCGGCTTGTGATCAGTGTCAGTTCTCTGTGAAGGGTTCTGGTCAAGGCGGCAGCGGCACAGCGTGTCGTTTGTCGTGGCGTACGGCGGTCGTTCTGCCGAATGACCCGGCAGGGGATGTCATGCAGTTGGTTCTGCCTGCCACCTCGTGCTTTGGTAAGGAAGAAGGCGGCAAGTGGCCGTTCCGTCCGTACATCCAGAAACTCGCTGACAACGAGATCAGCGCAGGTCGCGTCGTCACTCGTATGCAGTTTGACACCAAGTCGCCTGTACCGAAGCTGTTGTTCTCGCCTGTTGGTGTTGTACCTGAGAGTGACGTTGATGCCATCATGCGGCAGCGTGAATCGGCAGCGGCTGAGAACGCGATCAAACTCACTGTGTTCCAGACTGACGAGGCTGTTGCTGTGCCGACAGGTTCCGTCGTTACTGGTCAGGCAGCGATGGACGATGAGCCGAAGTTGCGTGGTGCTAACAAGAAGACTGAAGCCGCCCCCTCTGGTGACGTTTCTGACGTTGTCAAGAAGTGGGCGAAGAAGTAAGGAGTTCCCATGCGGTCATACGGTGATAAGTTCCTGCTTGAACTACGGGACGCTGACCCGAACCGCTTGGGAGTTCAACTTGGCAGAATCTGCGTAGATGCCAATCTTCCTGCGGTACACGTGTCCAGAGTACTAGAAGTATCCAAGACCACGGTTTATGCGTGGTTCCGTGGACAGTACATACGTGAGGAGAAGCGCAGAACGGTTGAAGCCTTCATCGACCTCGTCAAGAAAGATATGGAACAGGGAGTACTCCCTGCCAAAACTAATATTGACGCGAAGATGTATCTGGCTGATATGGTAGGAGGACCACTCTGATTTAATCTAGTGGTTCTCGGTTTGGCGGGGTGGCTTTTGCCCCGCCTTTTTTATCTGTAGGCGCGTATGCAAAAAGAATTTTACGAGAAAGCATTACCGTCGCAGGGTCTGTACTGTGCAGCCGGTATCGACCGAGATGGTCGAACCTACCATCGGTTTGCAGAGTCGCTCAGCGAATTGGATCAATGTGTTAAAGGATTACAAGAGAGCGAGTTAAATGTATTCGTAGCACTTCATAGTTTTAGCCAACGTAGTAGGAAGGCCGATTGCGCTTCGTACTGCAAGACCTTCTTCATTGATCTGGATGTTGGTGCAGACAATCCGAAGAAGTATGCAAGCAAGGAAGAAGCCCTTGCTGCACTAGATGACTTTGTCCGTATTGCGGAACTGCCTCCACCTGTCAGGGTGGATTCGGGTGGTGGTATCCATGCGTATTGGATTCTGGATCAGGACGTACCGAGTGCCGAGTGGAAGGGTTATGCCACACGGTTTAAGAAGTTGTGTCTGGATCACATCAAGATTGACCCGGCAGTTACGGCTGACATGGCTCGTATCTTGCGCTGCCCAGACTCATTGAATTACAAAACTGATCCGCCACTACAGACACGCCTGCTTGATACGGACTTTACTGAGTGGTCTTACGAAGAGTTCAAGACTTACTTGGGGCAGGCAGAGGAAGAGCCGAGTTCTATATTCGACATCCTGCCGCGAGGTCTAGACGAGGATACGAAGAAGATCGTCAAGTACGACAACTACGAGACGGTGTTCCAAGATATTGCTGAGAAGAGTCTGAGCGATCAGGGGTGCGCTCAGATCAAGAACATTCTGACGAACGCTGCCACGTTGGAAGAACCACTGTGGTACGCAGGGCTATCTATCGCTCGTCACTGCACAGACTGGGAGACAGCGATTCATTTGATGTCGGAGGACCACCCGGAGTACAGCCATGACCATACCGTTAAGAAGGCTAATCAAGCGCATGGAAAACCTTTTTCGTGCGAGAAGTTTAATGACCTCAACCCCGGTGGCTGCGACGGCTGCCCCTTCAGAGGACGTATCACAAACCCTCTGGCAGTCGGACGAAGACTCGCCGAAGCACCAACCGTCGAAGAGATTTCCGAGGAGGACTCAGTTCGGGTCGCGGAGAATCCCCAAGAGGTTCCAATCTTCCCAACGTACCTGAAGCCGTTTGTACGTGGTAAGAACGGGGGCATCTATTACCTGCCTCCCGCTGAAGTTGACGAGGATGGATCACGACACCAGCCAGATCCGATACTGTTGTCGAATAATGATTTCTTTCCCATCAAGCGCAAGTACAGCACAAACGGCGGTGAGATTTACGTAGTTCGGATTGTTATGCCGCACGAGGTGCGTGAGTTTGATATGCCGTTTGAAGCCATCAACTCGCTTGATACGTTTAAGAAAGCATTGGGTAAGGAGGGCATTGCACCTCCGTCACAAAAGTTATGGCCGATGTTGGTGGATTACATGACTAAATGGGCACACTATTTACAGGCGCAGGGCGCTGCCGACATTGTTCGTGGTCAGATGGGATGGGCTGAAGATAACAGCGCGTTCGTACTTGGCGCGATTGAGATTGATAAAAGGGGTGTAGAGAAGAAGGCCGCTACGTCACCGCTTGTGAAGGGCGTGGCGAAGATGATGGCTCCGAAAGGTTCCTACGAGAAGTGGAAGGAGTGTGCAGGGGAACTCAACCGTGTTGGATTTGAGATGCACGCTTTCGTGGTGGGGATGTCGTTCGGTTCTCCTCTAATGAAGTACTGCTCTACGAAGGGCATGACGTTCTGCTATACCGGTAACACAGGCGCTGCCAAGACCGGTGCGTTACTTGCGGGTGTGAGTGTCTGGGCGTCACCGGCTGAGGCCAGCATCTTCAAGTCAACCGATAACGCATTCGTGCAACGTGCCTTGAACCTGAAGAACATCCTGCTTGGCATCGACGAGGTAAAGGACAAAGACCCGAAGGAACTGTCCAACCTGATTCACTCTATCTCCCAAGGCAAGGGCAAGATACGTATGCAGGCAAGCGTTAACGCCGAGCGTGAGATGGAGTTGAGCGCAGCGTTGATATCTATCTGGACTTCAAACGAGTCGATGATGGATAAGTTGTTTGCCACAAAGCGCAACCCGACTGGTGAGTTGGCGCGTTACATGGAGTACCGAATCGTTAGGCCGAAGTACCTTGAGGACAACCCTGACGCAGGTGATCTGATATTTGACCCGTTTAACACCAACTATGGATGGGCAGGGCGTGAGTACATCAAGTACCTAGTGACTCTGACAGATGACGAGATCGAAGCGTGCATTGCCAAGTGGAAAGACCGCATCAAGAAGTCTGGGTTTGGTAATGACATCACGCATCGCTTCTTTTTGAACTCTACCTCTGCATCATTTGCAGGGCTTGAGTTTGCTAACGAGGCGGGAATTGTTAACTACGACATCGAGCGTATCTTCAATGCCGTGATGTTGCAGTCGATCATGGTGCGGGATAAGACCGTCAAAGAACAGACGATTGATTATGAATCTCTCATCACCGAGTACTTTAATAACAACCATCGTGGCTTCTTGATCTTTAACGACGGTGTCAGTACGTCCGAGATATACGGCCCGTTGATGGGACGTATGGAGTTAGATACTTCCATGATGTACGTGCCGACCAAGATGTTTAACGACTTTATCGCCCTAGAGTGCAAAGTCAGCACCGAGGAGATGCGGTACACCTTGGACAAGAAAGGCGTATTGCTCAAGGTTGAGGAGAAGAAGCGGCTCGGTACAGGATGGAAAGGCGGCACACTTAACGGCATTAGATGCTACGCATTTAAGCTAAGCAATCCTAAAGAGTTAGTAGAGAAACTGATCGCTGATGGAAAAGTTGATCGAACCTGAGTGGATCTTTCCCTTTCAAGGTATGGACGTTGGGGACTCGTTCTTCATCCCCACCGTCCGTCCAGCCGGTTTGATTTATATAGTAGACACTCGCGCCAAGGCACACGGCATCAAGGTGAAAGCCTATGCCGCGTCCAAGGATGGACACCTTGGCGTTAGAGTGTGGCGGGTGGCTTAGAGCAGCCCCTCTTCCTCGTCCAAATCAGCCATGTATTCAGACGTAGCGATACGCAAGCTCCTTGGCTGGAACACTCCACCAACTGCTTGTTGAGCACGGCGCTCACGTTCTTCGTAAGATTTGCGGAGAGTGCTGCCCTTAATACGGTAGGCAGGATTGGCTTCGTTGAACGACCGGATGTCATCCATTGCTTTTTCTACCGCCTCTGCGTTCCCCGCCTTCCGTGCCGCATACAAGTTAGTCAAGAGAGCGACACGACGGTTTTTCAACTTCTCGCCAATCTCGTACGTCGCACCGCGCTGTGACTGAGCCACGGCCAGATCTGCCGGGGCAAAGCCTAGTATCTGCATCATGGAGTTGTAGGCGCTAACGTCCTCAACGATAGGCAAACCATCTCTAGTTAAAGCACCTTCTATACCGTATCGCATAGCCTTTAGCGGGTTACGCAGGGGTGCAGGAAGAATTGCTTCAAATCCTCGTTGTATATCTCCTTCAGCGAAGTCGTTGAACCCACGCCGCGCTGCCTCAACAAGGCCATACGTCGGGCCAGCAATGCGCTCCATTATGTAAACCGGTATACCAACTTCGGCAAGCCGCTTTGGATCATCGCGCCAGAGAAGACCATAAAAGCCCGTTCTGGAACCAATGTCTACGTTAAGCAATTCGTTGATCGGGCCGTTCAAACCTAACGTGCCTACTGCATCAAGCACTTCTTGCTCAAGATCGTACGGCTCGTCATCGTCACCCATGAGCATCGACGCGAGCACCTCGGCTGCACCGAAGAGCGGCAAGCCCTTGATACCTGCCAGCATGTACGTCGAGCCAAAGACATACAGCAATTTCTTTCTGGCGATTGAGCGCAGCAGTTTACGGTTAGCAGCGTTTGGTTCGTTAACGTTGATCTTCTCAACCGCCTGATTAAACGTCATGGCAAGGTTGATGATCATGTTCAGAGCGTGGGTTCTGAACGTCAACACGATACGACCAATGTCAGTCTGGTACAGACCGCTGTTAGTTTCAGGCAGCGTAGCGCCGTTCACGTCATAGTTCAGACGGATGGCATCTTCGGTTGCTCTGCCGACACTTGCCTGCCCACGGTTCGGATCAAACTTCTGTCCGTTAGCGTCAATGTTACGAGCCAACATATAGGCAGCAAGCGCCGTGACCTCACGGTTCATACGTTCCGAACTACGGAAAGCGTAACTCATCACAAGGTTTGCTTTGGCGCTTAAACCCTCGTAGCCGGGCACGTTAATGTTCTGTGCCTGCTGTAATTCTTGTTCAGCCGATGTACCCGTAACCGAGCGCATCTCAAGCATACGATGCAGTTGAGCGAACTCCTGCATATGCGGAGCGGTCTGATTTTGCAGCCCGTTACCAAACGACGGGTTCTGATTAAACGTCAACCTACCCGTAGCCGGGTCGCGGAACGCATTACGGAAGAACATCCCCATTGCCTGCGACACAGCCCGACTTGCATTGATCACGCCATACTTGGCAGCAAGAGTAGGCCAAGCCATCATGGGAATGATGGTCGTGTTGATAAGCGCAGACGAAATGTTCAGCGCAATACTGTAGATGTAGTTTGCCTTGGACAACGTATATACGTAACCCGAATAAAACGGGTTTTTGGCAAACCTGATTCGGTCTTCGACTTCGCTTTGCAAGTCACTTACGTAATCCGTGCTGATATCAGGCACGCCTGCGTATTGCGGAGCGCCTTTATTATTAACGTAAGTTTTTAATTGCTCGCTAATTTTCTCTTTAACTTTCTCAAGCGGCATCGTGTACTTCATCGCGTTTATGCGATAGAGCATCCTCGGCACGGAGGACTCGTACACACCAACCACATCTTCGTTATAGCCAAGACGACCGTAGTAAGTAACGCCGTTAAATACCCACGTTTGACGAGAACTCATGTCTTGTCGCAGGTCGTTTCCTGCCGAACCCGGCATGTAATCTACAAAGGTTTCAAAAATTATTCGTTGGGTATCGTTAATAGTTTGCGTAGAGGCATTAACAGCACTCAGTGCCTCTGCCACATTGTCACTGAGTTCTTTCAGCAAGCCGGTCGGCGGTCGTCCATTTTCGTACGTATTCTCTCTGATGATAATTGGTTCATCAGACATACCCACCCCGCCTGCACGGGCGGCTTTTTCTTTACCTACTTCCCACGCCGCTTTACTTTCGTAAAACTCGCTTACATCTTTGGCGTCTGGAGTTTTATAAGTTAGTTTGTACGTGCCTTCACGACGCAGCGGCAAGTAATACTTCAGGCGTTTGCCTTGATACTTGGTGCGGATCGCAGCCACCACGTTAGGCGGCAGGACATTCAGGAACTGTTCCAACTTGGCTTGGAACGCAGTATCGCCGTACCGACGGTAGTCGCCAAATACATCCGCCACCATTGCCTGCATATCGGCAGGAAGCGCAGAGAAGTCTTGCACCGCCTTGTGCAGTACCTTGTCCTCTGGAGACAGCGCGTTGTACGCGGCGCTATTCGCAGGGATACCACGCATCCTCTGGATCACAGCCTGATCAGGAACAAAGCGTAGGAAGTTACCTCTGTTGTCTAACTGCTCGGCAAGCAACGGAGTCTGTGAAATATTGATGTCGTTAGCTAGTTGGTTGAACGCATCAATAAATCTAGGATTGTTACGCAAGACCTCGCGGTACTTAAACGCTTTCTTCTCATGCTCAACCATAAGATCCGAGGCGTCTTTAGCCATGCGCTCAACGAGTATGTTGAGACGACGGAAGGCAGGTGCATACTTCTCGTACAACTGCATTAGGTGATGCAGCGAGAACGTGCTGAGCTTGAAAGAACGCATCCGACTAGGAAGGTTATCCAAGGCGTTGATGTTGCCTTCCAGAATCTCCTTCGTCGCGCTTGGCGCACCGCTCTGAACCCGACGCATGGCATCGGTTAATATCTTTCTGTGTTTCGCTTTCATATAGCGGATGTTGTCCTGACGCGGGACAAGCTGAGTCCTTCCGCTAATGACCATGTTGTGCGCTTGCGTGATGATGTCAGTCACTTCGGTGTTGCTGTAGGCAAGGTTCTTGCCCACCAACTGACTAAGCGCACGAGCAAACTTGCGGATCAAAGCCGCCACGCGATTGAACGCAGCGCGCCACTTCATGTTCTGAATCGGACCAGCCTCGGACATCTCCGACAGGATTTCTTCTACTGCCAGCGCCCGACGCTCATCCCGTGTGAATTGTGATTCAGGATACGTGTTCGGGTTCTCTTCAAGCCACGCATCGGCATCGGCTGCAATCGCACGGTTGCTGTTGTAGATATCGAGCATGACTTTGAAAAGCTGCTCACCGAACAACCGTGCAAGACCGTAGTGACCTAGGGATTCATGGAATACCGTGGCCTTCAGATCCCGTGGCGAACGCACGTTATCAGCGATGATGTAGACATCATTGCCAATAGAGATACCGATAGAGTCTGCGTACGTCTCGGGGTCAGCCCCTTCTATTGACGGCAGATCAAGATAACTCTGCACGACAACAAAGTTAGGTGGGTTACGCCAACCGGAGATGATGTTACTAACTAGAGTCCTGACATTGTCAGCACTCATCCCGATTGTTTCGCTGCGGAGCTTTTGGAACCGAATTCGATTATCTTCTCGGCTAAACGTACCTACGTTACCAACTGCTGACTTTATCTGGCTGTTGTCGAATACAAGGTATTCATCAAATCCTTTTTGAGATTTTTCTAGGATTATTCCATCGAAGTAATTTGCACTTCTTACGGCATCAAGAAGGTCTTTCCCCCATTGCGTTTCGCCTCCGCCAACCGGGAAGAAAAGCGCATCCTTTACTGTGGCCTCTCCATTCTTAAGATCATTCAGCAAGTCTTGTGCGTATGCGCGACCAAACGGCCCATAATAAGATGGGCTGTATTTTAATTTTGATTCAATGAGGGATGCCAGCCATCCCTGCCAGTCTTTGTTTCCAACAAAAAAGTTGTTATCAAACGGCCTTTCGATTTTTAAATATGCCGGAACTACGTTTCCTTGGACTTTTGGTTCTTCCCCAACTCTTGAACCCCTAAGCCCGGCCGCAAAGCGACTCGCAGCTTCAGGGTCACTCGTGAAGTAAATGCCCTCCCCCAAAGCCCCGTATTTTGATTTGTATAAAGTTTCCCCTTCAAATTCTCCGGGCATGCCGTGATAAACAACGAGTGGTTCTCCGTTGCTATCAACAACTTTACTTTCCCCAAACCAATTTTTAAATTGAGGCGTGTCAATTTGAGGATTACGTACGCGCTTAAATCTAAGTTTGCGGAAGTCGAGCGGCGCGTAAGACTCGTCACGCTCCTTTATCGCTGCATCAGCAGACTCTATTCCGGCTTCCTCAACTCCTTCAATTTCGGAAGGCTCCAACCGAGCCTGCTTAGCCTCACCAACTTCGTAGGCTTCCGTTTCAAGGCGTGTCTCAATCCTTTGCAGCCGTTTGTATTCGGCACGGAGATCAGTATCGCCGCGCTCTACTGCATCAAGAACTTCTCTAATTGGGCGCGAATATTTCTTGAGTTTGCCCGCATCACGCACCTGCACAATGACTTGCTTGGCATAGTCAACAAGTTCCTTTTGCGTAACTTTTTTAGGCGTCGGCTTTTGCGGAGTGGGCGCTTCTTCCTCAGTAAAGAGACCAAGCTGTGTTTTAAGCTTGGACATACCCGCACGAATACCCTGAACAGCACGCTGTACTTGTGCTTTGTTCATGGCGGGAGTTGCAACGCGCCTTGCGTAATCAAGTTCAAACTTAGTGGCTTCCGCCATACGCGAGAAGGTAGCGATGTCTTTACCGCCAGCGTTGGCAATCTGAGCACGAGCCTCGTTACGCTCACCCACAGAAGGGTATGCACGGTATACGGTAGCGCCTTCCGGATCTGTGTATCTAAGCCCGTACTCGCCCTTGCCTATATCTGGGCTAAGGGTAGGAGGCAGTTTGCGTTCAGTCTTGGCTTCAAGTTCAGCAGCCGCATCCATTTCACGACGACGGCTTTCTGCTTCTGGCACTGTCTCTTCTTCAACGTACGGAGCCATGCCCATACGACTTATGGCTTGTTTAGTGCGCTGCTCTCTAATCTGTCGTTTACTTAACTTGTCAACTTTCTCAGTCGTGCGCTCCACTCCAGCAGCACGCTCAGTAATATCTGGTGTATAAGTTCCTTCAGTGACAAAGTAACTACGGCCCGCCGTTTTAGCAGCCTTGACGTTGGTCTTTTGAACTACAGCGCCCGTACCAAGCAACGCGCTACGCAACGTCTTGGCTTCAGACAACGGGATATCAAGCGCCTTTTGAAGATCAGGCGCACTGCCCTTGCCAGTCTCGCGGATGAAATCAAGTGCACGAGTACGCAGGTCAGACACACGCGCACGTTCGGCGGTGTAGCCCTCAATCATGTCAGGCGGCAAACCGCTCTCGGTAGGCGCACCTAGCCCTTCAAGGACACCCGTTGTTTCTAGTGCAGGGGGCGGCTCCAGTGCAGAAGGAGGCTTTGATGTAGGAGGCGGCTCTGATGTAGGAAGAGGTTCTAATGCAGCGGGTACATTTCTTTCTCGGTCATCAACCCGTTCAGTAACGTCGCCAGCAGTATCCAGTCCTGCGCCTCTAGCTGGCGGAGCACCAAGTTCTCCGGCTGGCGATCCCAATGTAAACAGGTCAGTGCTTCTTCCACCTGCTCCAGTGTCAGTCTCTGTAGTAGTAACTGTTGGGCCTGATACATCGGTAGCCTCCGGCTCAGCGGCAGCCTCGGTAGTAACGACTCTAAACTTATTACCTTTTTGCTCAACGATCCCCTCGTCCACAAACTGCCGCATCAACGCAGCAGCTTTAGGTTGATTGAGTCCGGTCGCTTGGGCAATAGCTTTAATAGTCGGGCTTACTTGAATAACTTCAAGAGCCAACTCTCGCGGGGTCGGCTCAAACATTTCGGCAGGAACGCCGCTCTCGGTAGGCGCACCTAGTCCTTCAAGTACGCCTTCGGTAGACGGAGCCTGTGGCTCAAACATGTAACCGGGGATGCCACTTTCGGTAGGCGCACCAAGTCCCTCCAGTATGTCCTCGTCACCCATCAACCGCTCACCCTGCTGGAACTCTAGGCCAGCACGAGCTTCAGCACTGGGCGGAAATAAATCCTCTTCTACCTGTTCTTCAGGCGGGAAATATGGAGCGCCCTCATCTTCACGAGGTGCAAGAGCTTCTGCCTCGGCAGCTTCACGCAATGTTCGTGCACTGTATTGACGACGCTCTTCTTGAACGGCTTCGTTTTCTAAACGCGCTTCACGCTGTTCTGGTTCTTCAAGAAGTTCGTAAGGAATACCGCTTTCAGTAGGACGTGTAAGCAAACTACGAGCGATGTCATCGCTCTCACGGCGTCGAGCCTGTTCAAGGAATTCAGCGGGTATTCCACCTTCAGCGGGTGCCGCAAACAAACTCTCTTCAATCTCAGCACGTTCTCTTTCTTCAGCAAGAGCCTTCAACCGAGCATCTTCAATCTCTTTGGCTTTCTCTGCCTGCACACCACGATAGGCACCATACCCACCGATAGCGCCAAATCCACCACCGAGAACAGCCGCGCCAATCGCAGCCTGCTTAAATTCTTCCTTGGCCTCATCGTCTGTTAAAGACAGACCTGCTTGCCATCGTTCCAAAGCCTGTTGAGCAATTTCTTGTGGGACTTCAAAGGCAACGCCAAGACCAACGCCCTTAACGACGTTACCCTTTAGAGACAGTTTCTCATTAGCAAAAGCGTCGGCAAGTACATCGGCAGCACGACGAGACGCGGTGCCTTCAGCCATGAGTCCTTGCGCCAACGGAAACTTGCTTAACCCACGCAGGATTAACGCGCCGGGAACAACATCTAACGCGGCCTGTCCAGTGGCTGCGGCAGCGGCCCTACCAAGTGACAACTCGGGAACGGCTTCACCTGCTTCAGCAGCAGCCTGTTGTTCTTCAGCCTGACGGCGCAGATTTTGGATGCCGTATTGAGCGCCGCTTACACCAGCAAAACCCGGTATGCCGCCAACAACACCCGCACCGAGAGGCGCAACCAATGCACCGAGCGAACCACCAAGTAGTTCCTTGAAGGCTTCCCAGTTCTCGCCCTTACCGAACCCGCCAACTGATTTGTACTTGGACTCAGCAGCCTTGAGGAAAGCCGCACGGTTCTCTTCCGTAGGATTGGCGGCAAATGCCGCAGCCTCGTCGGTTAGACCAAGCGTAGTGACAGCGTCTTTAAATGCGCCAGTAAAACCCGCCTGTTCTTTGGGAGGTTCAAACCGGCTTTTTAAGTCATCTTCTAACTTACGATAAGCAGCGGCTAATCGCGTAGCGGCCTCGACATCTCCAGCCGCGTCTGCTCTGCGTAACGCAGTAGCAATTTGGTTAAGCGTAGCCATTTTTACCTACCGTACTTGGCAAGCAAATCCTCAACGCCGGTCATCGCTTCTTCACCACCCGCTAAACTTTTAAGCACTTCTTGTAACGCTTTTTCACGCTGTTCCTTGTCGGGTATCATGGCTATCTCAGCCATTTTCTTAATACCAAGTTCTTCGCGCTTAAGCCCAATAAGTGCATTACGGTAGTCTGTTTCAGCGGCACGAGCAGCTTCACGGTCTTCTCTTTGAGAAGTAATTTGCGCGGCTGTACTTCTTTCTTGAGCGCCAATCTGAGCCATAGTGCGACGGTCCATACCGCGCTCACGAGTCATCAGTTCAGAAATGTTCTGCTCATTCTGAGCAATGGCAGCCAGCGTAGCGTCATAGTCTTTCTTAGCCGAACGCTGCAACGCCAAGCCTTCCTTGATGTTGCCTGCCTTACGCATTTCTTGTGACTGAGCCAAAGCCATGCGGCTCTCAGCAAGGCGGTCTTTCAATGCACGGTTCTCACGTACAGCCTTGTCAATAAGTTGTGCAGCCTTTGTACCGCCGATAGCGGCAGCGCCAAGGAACCCAGTACGTTCACGGCCACGACGAGAAGCAGCCTCCGCCATAGCGAAGCCAGCCTGAGCCAGAGCCATGCGACGGTCTTCAGCCAGTTGTTTACCAGCCTCGCCTTCACGACGCTCAAGATACTTGCCGTACTCTTCATCGGCCTTACCGATGCCGTACTTTTTATTGAGAGCTTCTAACTTCTCAATCTGCTGTTCTTCTGTCAGGTCAGCATCGCTCTTCTTGGAAGCAGACAACTGACTGAGGAAATCACGCGACTTACTGAAATCGCCAGATACTGACCCAAGTCCAGCAAACGGATTAGGTGCAGCGGCAATAGGTGGTGCAACGTCAGGAGGCGGCGCTTGTGTACCGGCAGAGGGGGCAGTAGTTACAGGAGGTGCCGTGGTTTGACCAGTACGAAGAGTTTGGAACTTGGCGGCTTCGGCTTCATCTGCCATCGCCCCTTGTACGCCACGTACACCAGCACGGGTCTGCCTTTGAATATTTTTTAACTCGGCGTCAGATATGCCTCTCTGTCGTAATATGCTGTAGAGAGGATTGGCTGTATTCATGTCTTCTTTGCTCAAAGCAATAGCAAATAGACGCGCCACTTCTTCAGTAGAAAACTTATTAGGGTCGCGCAAGAACTCTAGGTTCTCAGCACTGACACTGGGGAACATACCAAGAACAGATTTAGAACCCTTCAACCGACCGTAGATTTGTTCGTAGTCGTCAGGGTCGCCACCAGCAGCCAACGCAACCACGCCACCGCCAGCAAACTGCGGATACTCCATACGGCCAGCGTCAATCGCGCCAAGGCCACGATCCATAAGTTGATTACCCATTTCACCAGCATAACTAGTCGGGCCACCTAAACCCCCAAGCCCACCGCTGCGGTCGGTAGTGTCACGCTGCATCTGTTGCTGCTGATCCAGAATATTCAACTGATCTTTAATCGTTGGCGGCGTCTGGGGCGGCTTAACTTGCTGCTGCTTCAGTCGTTCAAACTGATTGACCATTGCATACAGATCCGTCATCGGAGCAACGCCTTGTGTAGCCATGCTCTTGACGTACTGGATTGCCTGATCAGGCGGCATACCCTTGGACATGGCCTGCTGAAGTGAGGCCATCATTGCACGACCCGTACCGCTAACTGGACCGATCATTGTTTATTTCCCCGTAGTTTGGCCGAACCCGCCAAACAAACTGCCAAGTCCCATGCCTATACCAGCAATCTGACCGAACATACTACCCGGCTGCTGATACATTGTCTGAGTCTGACCCGTTGCCGGGAGACCACGCAAGATGCCCGACATAAATTCTAACTGCTGATACGGCAGGCGCTGCTGGTTAAGGAAGTCTTGATACTGCATATTGAGCAGTTCTTGACCAAACGCTTGCTGCTGACCGCCAGCGCCCAGTTGGGCAGCATTAATACCCATCTGCTGCTGATACTGCTGCTGACCCAAGTTACCTAGCATACCGGCAGCGGCCAACTGCTGCTGAAGCCCTTGCATACCCAAGCCAGCACCAAACTGACGGGACTGCTCGGCAAGGTTCGCACCGGCCAGACCGTACTGAGCGCGTTGAGCAGCGTTCTGCTGACTGAACTGATTGGCCTGCGACAACTGAGCCAAAGCCTGTTGCTGAGCCTGAAGTTGGGCTTGCTGGTTCATCTGCTGGGCTTGGAGACCCTGACCCGCACCAAACTGCGACTGGTTAATCAACGCCTGAAGGTTGGTTTGACCCGTCTGCTGCCGTGCTGCTTGGTTGGCAAGTTGTGCCTGCAAATTCTGCTGAGCGCCAAGCCCTTGAGTCTGGAGCAACGCGGCCAAGTTTTGCTGACCAGTAGTAAGTCCAGCCTGTTGGTTAGCCAGTGCAGCCTGAAGTCCCATCTGGTTTGTCTGCAAACCAGCGGCTTGATTAAGACGGGCTGCTTCGATTGCTTGCTGGGCGCTAAGTCCCTGCGTCTGTAGCAGCGCAGCCAAATTCTGTTGTTCAGTAGTAAGTCCCGCCGCCTGATTAAGACGTTGAGCCTCAAGACCCTGCTGACTCAAGAACTGCTGACGAGCCTGCTCAAGTTGAGCATTTTGCTGCGCCGTTGTGAGACCCGCCTGCTGATTAGCAAGGAGCGCCTGCAACCCAGTCTGTTGATTAGCCAGTCGAGCCTGCTGTTCTGCTGACAAGTTCTGCTGACCAACGGTAAGCCCCGCCGCTTGGTTGAGACGTTGAGCCTCCATCTGGGCCTGTTGATTAGCCAGTGCTGCCTGCTGTTCAGCAGACATATTTTGCTGCCCAATCGTAAGATCAGCGGCTTGATTAAGACGCGCAGCATCCATTGCTTGCTGAGCGTTAAGCCCCATCGTCTGCAACTGTGCAGCCAAATTCTGCTGACCGACCGTGAGGCCACTTTGCTGGTTAGCAAGCGAAGCCTGCATCTGTTGCTGTCTTTGGAACTCAGCGGCACGTTGACTGGCCTGTTGATTAGCCAGTTGAGCCTGAAGGCTCTGCTGTCCCATGAACTGCTGACGCGATTGTTCTGCGGCAAGGTTTTGTTGACCCACAGTCAAGTCTGCTTGCTGGTTAGCCAATGCAGCCTGAAGCGCAGATTGTTGATTCATGCCTTGCGCTTGGAGCATGTTTGCCTGTTGCTGCACTCGCGCCTGTTGTTCGGCGGTGAGATTTGCCAGTGCAACTTGCAGTCCGGTCTGAGTCCCTAACTCCTGAACGCCCAACAGAGCGGCCAGATTCTGTTGTCCCGTCGTGAGACCCGCCTGTTGGTTAGCCAATGCAGCCTGCATTTGAGCAGCGCGGTCTTGACCAAATTGACTTGAAGCTTGTTGGTAAGCCTGTTGGAGACCTTGCGCTTCAATATCACCAAGGCGTTCAGCCAACCCACGTTGGGCCTCTGCCTGAAGCAACGCTTCACGAGTACCGCCACGACTACCGGCACGAGCAGCCGCCGCACCCAACGCCGGGAGACCACGCATGTAGTCACGGGTCGCCGCTTGTTTTTGACGCTCCACAACGCCCTGCATGTAGGGCGACATATACTCCATCATGGAGCCAAGGCCAAAACGCTCAGCCGCTACTCGTTCTGGGCCAGTTAGTTGATATGCGCTAAGTTCGGGCCTAAACCCTGATTGAGCAGCCTGTAACTGACCTGCACGTACACGTTCCGCAGCTACGCGATCAACCGGGTCCATCCGCAATGGGCCGTACGAATAAGCACCAACGCGTTCTGCTTCGTAACCTGCGGGAGCAGAAACTCTTTCAAAGTCTGCCATCGTGGGCGCGGCATACTGCTGAGCAGTAACATCACGCACTGGCCCCATTCGGGCAGCGGCAGCCTGCGCTGCGGCAACGCTCGGCAAACCCGCCATTTGAGCGGCTTGAACACGCTCTGAAGAAATATCACGCGGGGCTTGCACCCCAATAGCATCATAATCACGTGCAGAGACTTGTTGCGGTCCCCGCATTTGATACTGTTGCAAAGCCTGCTGCTGGATACGCTCAAAGTCAGATGGAGCCGTAACATCTCGCGGCCCCTGCATTTGCAAGCGTTCAAGTTCTTGCGCTCTTACGTCCCCCGGACCTTCCATCTGAAACGATGTAGTGGGAGCAGCACCTACGCGCTCAAATTCGGTCTGCATCCTCTGGAATTCAGGGGAATTGTAAAAGTTTTGAGCAGCGGCAGGATCGTATCGCGAGAGCCGCGAAGCATCGACACCTGCAAGACCAGCAAGACCTGTCGCCTGCCTAAGTTGGTCAGCAGTCTGCATCCCAGCAATGTTCTGAAATGCTTGTCTTTGAAGTGGGCTGAAATCTTCTAAACGCTGAATAGGCTCCATGACCGGACGACCTTGCGCGTCCAGTACAGGGTTACCTTTAGCGTCTAACTTTGGCCTTGCGTAAGGCTGATAGCCTTGGTTGGAAAGAAATTGTGCTTTCCCTAGCAATTCCATCGCATAGGGTTTCATCCACTCCGGAATGTTCGAAGTGGTTTGTATTTGTTCACTAATTTGAGGAGTAGCCATTATCGCTCCCGATTATGCAGGCATGTATTTGTCGGCTTTTACTTCGGGGGCTTGTTTAGTCTTGCCCGTCCGTGCCTGACGAATACGATCCATCATTGCGTAAAGTTTCTTGGCTCCCGCTTTAGTTGAGCCATTACCGAGATGCGATACCACATCAGCCGGGATGACGAACTCGCCATCTGCCAACGCAGCACGTTGTACACCCTTACCGCGAATTACCGCAGGGATGCTGTCGGACATCCCGTCGCCGGGACCATCTAACAACTTACCACCAGCCTTGTACTCGGGCATACCGCCTTGAGCAAAGCCAAAATTGTAGTCCTCACCCACAGCAGCGCCGTAGGGATTAGGAGGCGTGGGCAAACCACCCGCTTGCATAGCGCGGATACGGCCACCTTTACGTGCAGGTAGTACGTCTTCTTCAATCGTAATTACACCCCTACGACTGCCACTACCAAATCCGCCACCGCCTCCTGCTCCGCCGCCTACACCCGCACCGCCACGGCCTTCGCCGCCACGGTTTTCTCTGCGAGAAGTACGACCTTCGTTTTCTTTATCTTGTTTTTCCTTGTCTTTTGCAGCCTGCTCTTGCTTGGCCTTTTCTTCCTCAAGTTGAGCGCGAACAGCCTCTTCAATCTCAAGCTGCTGTGCTTCGGTCAAACCTTCAGGTGTTGCAAAGAACTTTTTGATGTTTGGAGTTAGTTTGTCCCACGCCCAAGTGCCAAGCATACCGGCACCGGTAAGACCAATAGCCGTGCCGACAAGACCGTACGGATCACGGAAGCGTTTATCAAACCACTCCATGAACTTGCCCTTGGCTTTATCAAGAAGGCTGTCATCGTCTTCCTTCTCGGCGTCTTCAACGTCGTCCTGATTCTCATCAGCATCGCCTTCGTCTTTGCCCGTACCCGGAGGACCGCCGCCGGTCTTGGGGCCAGTACCGCCTGTACCCGTTCCAGTACCACCCGTACCCGTTCCAGTACCGCCGCCAATAACGCCCGTACCACCACCAGAACCACTACCGGTTCCAGTGCCACCTCCAGTCTCACGACCACCTCGACCACCACCGGGTTCGTTCTTGTCGCCCTTATCACCTTTATCGCCACCGGTACCGCCTGTGCCGCCCGTACCTCCACCCGTACCGCCAGTAATACCACCCGGCGGGAACACCATAAACTCAGGCTGCCGTGCCCGACGGCTAAGTTGGTCTAAATAGTCCATCGTCGGCTTGGTATCAACCGGAGCCGGGGGCGGAGCATTCAGCATATCCACATACCGCTGCCGCTGAGCAGCAAACGGGTTCGGAGGACCGTCTTGAGGTAATGTCAACGGAGAAGGCGGTGACGGCTCCGGAGGCGGAGGTGGGTTAGTCACCGGCACAGCGGGCTGAGCGAATGGACTAGGAGGCGGAGGTCGGTTAGCCACCGGCTCAGTGGGCTGAGCAAACGGATTAGGCGGAGGCGGTGCAACGCCTACCGGAGGTCTGTCCTCCTCATCCTCTACCGGACCGCCGTCAGCAAACTGCTGCTCACCCGTATACGGATTGACGTTCGGTTCGTAATTTCCAATGATTTCTTGCGGCTGCGGCGCACTACCAGCCTGCATAGCAGGATACGACGTACCTGTTACGGTTGATAAGGGGTAATTTTGGTTGGGATAGGGAAACGTTGCGTTCTGATGCGGGATTGAACGCGGTTGATTCATATTCTGATCAGGTGCTTGGACAGGACCGCCTGTCGCATATCCCGGTGCCATTGCGTAGGGGTTGTACGGCACAAGACCTTCTTTAGTCTTTTTGTAGTACTTACCCGGCAGGAAATAACTATGCTCACGGCCATAGCTATACATCGGATTGAACCCGCCCGATATGTAAATATAGTCGTCGCTTACCGGCCCCGAAGGGGCTTTGTATTCAGGGGTAAAGGCATCGGAAACACCCATCAAAGTCGCGTATTTTGACGCGCTTTGACCGAGATTAGATTGGAAACCACCACCCAACCGATCAATAAATGCTCCGCGAGATTGCGGAGACTGCACGAGAGACATGATTCCTTCGCCCACACCCCTCATACCCGTGCCAGCAATGTTGGCTGCTCGGCCTGTGGATAAATCCATTGGTGTCGGCGTACCCTTGAAGACGTTAGCCGACTTGGTGAAATCAAGTATCTGATCAGGCGTGGTAGCGCCCGTAGCAATGGCCTGACGACCGATATCTAGATCGCCAACAGTGGGCGTACCTTTGAACTTATTGGCGGACTGAAAGAAGTCGATGCCTACTTTCTCAGCGTCTCCAGTGGGGTTATATACAGGTTTAGCTCCGACCGTCTGCTTAGCGGCCTCCATAGCCTGATTGGTCTTGGCAAGCTCTTCGGCAGAAACTCTTTCAGGCTCTATGCCTGCCCCAACAGAAGCACCCTGCAACGACTGGGCAAGGTTGGCACCGCTATAAGCTCCGATGCCTGCCATCAAGCCTTTCTTCAGGTCACCCTCAATCAGGCCGGTAACACCGCCAACCAGCAGCCCCGTGCCAAGCGTACTGGCAGCCGTGCCAGACAACCCAAAAAACTTACCAATCGCCCCGCCTACTCCCGGCGCGACAGTATTAAGGACCGCGCCTGCAATCATGGGCAGGAACTTCTTAAGGATATTGGCTTCGTAAAGCCCCGTATCGGGGTTGATGGTTAGTTCACCGCCGTGCGCCATCGCAAGAGCCTGAAGCCCTTGGACCTCCTCGGGAGCCATGTGAACAAGCACGGAATCACCGTTCCGGCCACGGGAAGCAAGAAGGGAGGCTAAGCCTGCCTCGGGCGCGTCGTTATACATAATCCCCCCACGGGGTTAAATTTGTACAGATGGTATCACTCATTGGCTTCGTAGTTCGATACCCAAGTGACGGTCATGATGATGGACGGAATGGCCGGGATATTCCCACTTGCCGCTACATACGGGATGATCACGTTAGTATCGGAAGATTGCCAAGCCAACTCAAAGTAGTCGTTGGCTTCTAGCACAAGCACAAAGTTCCAAGCCGCCACGATCTCGTTGTTGGGACCGTCGATGACAATCTTAGTAGCCGAATCCGGCAAATTCACCCCATTAATACGAGGCCAGATGTAAACCGCACTAGCCGAGCCGCCAGTCTTGTCCAACTGAGCCGAGAACTGAAAGTTATAGATACCCGTCTGGGCAACAAATATTCTAGATGTGGGTACGCCACGAATGACGGCTTGCTGAGTAACAACCGAGTTATAAGTAAATAAGTTGACGGCATCGGCTACCGGGTTCGCCTGCGTCGTGGTGTCAAAGTACGAAGCATGTGCGGTCGGGGAATTAACCCGATTAGCGATTTGGCTAAAAAACAAACGCAGGATGTTGGTTAACTGATCCTGATATCGAACTTGATAATCAGTCGGAGCAACCGGCAAGTTTGGTGGCACTACACCGCGAGCAACGGTCATCGGCGTCCATCCGGTTTAACGTCGATACGCATCATGCCCATCTGCCACGCCACACCGAGATCAGTTGAGTCCACACGGAACGCCATCTGACGACCACGCACTCGGGTATAGACCTGACCAGTGTACTGTTGAATCGGGATTACCGATGTTCGGGTAACGGTCGGCGTATCGGCAGCGGTGTAGTTACTGCCTGAATTCTGACGAGGTTTAACGGTCAGCGTTACAGACGGATTGGCCCCACTTGATCCCGTGAAGTTTAAGTCGGGTAGGATGCGCCAGACGTAGCCAAAGTTCTGACCGTCTTGGATGTCAAAATCTGACGACTCAATAAACGCTTCAATCGGCACAGGCGGATTGACCGACGCATCATCGTTGCCAACTTCATGCAACAAGATTTGATTTGGAATCTTGAGACTGACAACGGTGTACTGAGTATGAGACGCAGCCACGGTAGAGTTCGCGCCACGTACGCATCCAGTAAGAGTATTGTTAACGATGTTGGCGTATGTGATTTGCTCAGAATCAATCGTAACCGTACCGCTTAACGGGTACGTTGCAGCATCTACCAAGGCAATAGTCGTAATGGATGAATCAATCGACGTAGCTAGATACGAAGTCTGAATAGAGAACGCTGCGATTGGGTAGTTACGCTGGGTATGCTCGGACCACGCCGTGCGATTGATATTGCCGTAATACCAAATACGCTCAAGATAGTTATAGATCACATAGCGATCATTAATAAAACTATTGGCTGACGGGTAGAACCACCAGACTTCATTGAAGCCCTCGTTACTGCCCGTGCAAACTTGATCAAGTTGATCGTAGTTAATGTCGTTATAGACAAACTGACGAAGGGTGCAAGGCAGCGTTTCTACGCGACCCGTATACATGAAGAACTTGTCACGACCCATCCAATACGTGACGTTATTGACCGTTTGCGCTGCATTCTGCGAAGCAATAGAAATATCTTGATCTAACAGTACAAAGTTCCACACGAACGGCGGTCCAATGTACTGCATAGAGAAGATGGCGGTATCAGTCCAAATTAGAATTTCCTGACGAGTATTCTGCGTAGCTACGATAAACGAGCCGTGAGACAGAGTTTGCTCACCAGACTGATTAGTAACTTCAGGCACCCACTCGTACGGATTACCTTGATCTGACCAACGTACAAGAAGCGGATTAAATACCGTGTTGAAATTAGTCGGGTCGTACGGGGTCGAACCCATACAAATCGTGAATTCGTTTACGGGCGAGTCGATGATGACATTAGTTTCGTTGGGGACATGACGCCCCGCAAAACTGAAAGAAACGGCGGAAGCCGTGAGCGTGGCCGTGATCACTGCCGAAAGCGTGACAGACGTTGAACCCGTCCAAGCGGCAGTTACAAAAGTACCCGTTGGAATGCCCGTACCTGATACAACAGAGCCAGTGTTAATGCCTGTGGCGTCAGCCACCACAATAGTTGCAGCGCCAGAAGCAGCCGTAGCCGTAGTTGCTGTCTTCTCTACCGTGTTGGCTTTGTCTTCAAGCGATACCGCTCGTGCCCACGTAGTAGTGTCTTTAGTCCAAAAATAAATTTCACCGCTACGCTCAGCAAATATCAGGTCATCGCCGTAGTTAAACATCGACCAGAGCCGCATCGGGATGCCAGCAGGAGATGCTGAACCCCAACCACCACTACCCCACGGAGGACCGCCCCAGCCAACTTGGGTGGTATAGACAGCATTACCTGCATCAATATCGTATTGAGCAACGACTAAAGAGCCGCCACCCGTAGCCGTCGAACCAGCCGCAGTGGGTGAATAAATGACATACGAATTGGCGCTTGGGACTGAAGCAACCTCAAACGCACCGTTTAAAGTAAGGCTACCAACCGCCGTCGCACCTGAAAAAGTGACGTACGTACCGATAGACGTACCATGTGCAGTGGCTCCAACTTCAACGGCTTTACTGCCTGCCACCGTACTAAACGGATTAGCAGAAAGAGTTACAGATGACGCGAGTGGGGTAATGTCGTAAAACTCACCGCCCAGTTCTACGTAGACTTTCTGATTAGTACCAACGCCAAGAAGATTCTGACCAACAACCGTTACCCAGTTCCAGAGATATCGCGCTACACCTTTGTACGTATAGGCAAAATTAATGTTCTGCCAGCCACCCAGTTTTTCAGCGTAGCCAGATCGAAAACGCACCTTGTCGGATGCGAAGAAGCCACCCTCGTTGGCGTAGCTAGTTGATTCGCGGTTAACGCCGGGGCGGAGTTCTAGTTTCTGAAGTGGCATTAGACAACCCCTGACAGGTACAACGCCCGTTCGTCGTTGCGCCTTTTTACCAATCCCGGCAGTACTTTACCACCAGCCTTCGTCCATTTCAGGAACTCGTCAGCCGCCTCTTCAAACTCGCCCCGGTTGATCTTCATCCGAAGGGAAGAACGTTGGAGATTGCCAAGGCCCACGTTGAAGGCAAAACTGACGAGAGAATCAAAGACTCCCTGACGGCCAACAGCAGCAGGGCAAAGTCGAACCACACCACGCTCAAACCGGCCAAGGTCTTGAGAAAGTATCCGGTCCACCTCGTCCATCGTGAGAACCCGGTCCCAGCCTGCGGGTATCGGTAGATCTTTGCGTTCATTAAATGGGATAGCGGTGTGTTTTGGATCAATCACGTGGCCCACGCCAACCGTCCATAAAAGCGCCGGGCAGCGGTAAGGCTTAGTCCTCACCCCTTCGTGGTGCTTGATCATCTGGATGGCAGCGGGGCTGACTTTCACTTCTTGCCAAAAGCCTGTGTCCCGAACCAGAACGCGATAATTGAAGACAGGATCAGCATCTCGTCATCCGAGAACACTTCTGCCATCGCAGCGGCAAACGGCACACCCGTGTTGTAGGCGTACCAGACCCCGGCAATGTTGATGGCAACAAGTTCCAGTACGAAGATGTAGGTCACGACCGGACGGACGCTGGCGCGGAGGTTGATCATCCACTGGCTTGCGCCTTTGCCAATCTCCATGTCGTGCTGATACAGGGCTACGCGCTCTTCGGCTGCGGACTGAACCTGCACCTGCTCCAGCTTGATCTCTTCTACCCGTGCCTGAGCGATGAAGCCTCGTTCGGCAAGAGCCAACTCACGCTCCTTTTGAGCAGCGACCAAAGCTAGCTCATGCTTCTTGTCCTGCCGGTCTTGGAAGATTTGCAGGATTTTGGGTAGCCCACCTGCCAAGAAGGACAGGAAGGTTGAGATCATTGTCATCATGATTACGCTCCCGCAGCATCAAGCGCCACTTTGCGATCCCACACCCACTTCGCGGCAGCGACCGGATCAAACGGCTTGGTTTCTCCAGTCGGGTCGTTCGGGTCTACTAGCTCCGTCCAGTTCGCACCAACCACGGCCAGATACGCCTCAAGGTCAGCCTGAGTCGGAACAACCTCAAACTCGCCGGAAGTGCCGGGTTCTTGAAGGCCCACGAAGACGGTGTCATCGTGCTGGGTCGTACCGGGAGAGGCAACGCCATACATGCCGCCTACACCTTCGGGGTGTAGACACAGAAATGACGGCACGGTGCCGTTGGGGTTAAGCCGATACTTTATGCAATTGTGCACTGCCATTTGCGTTCACCTCTGAATACTTACCGTTAAAACAATGCGCTCCAAAATGACCTAGCTCACACCACGGAGCCAACCAGACCGTACCGCCATTGGAGCGATACATGTGGCAGAAGTTGTAGTCTTCGGAGAGCAATTCGTTATTGACGTTCTGCACCTTGAAGAAGTCGTAGTGCCGCTCGCCGTCCTTGAAGTACCAACCGACATGAGGCTTTAACTTCTCAAACACCTCACGGGCAATCAGCATGAACCCCGTACCCACATGCTTCACTTGGAAGGGAATGTTGGGGTCTACCATGCTGTGACCGGGCAGGTGATTGACGTTAAAAATGCCGGTTAGCAAATCAAGTCGGGGATGATTCTGGTGTGCGCCATCCCGCACCCGATCCCAGTTAATGCCCTTCATCGGCACCGCACCACCAATGATGCCCTTACCTGCCTTGATCATCCGAGCGATGTCGTTAGGCACAAACTTCTGGTCTGCGTCAATGAACATCAGATGCGAGGCATTGGTCTTCAAGAACTCGTGAGCAATCGTGTTGCGACCCCGCTGAATCAAAGACTCGTTACCCAAGAACATGCAAGTTAGTTCTAGGTTGTTTTTGATGCAGGCTTCTTTCAAGCCCAATAGCGACTGCGTGTATTCGGTACACATCATGCCGCCATAACAGGGAGTGCCGACGAACAGGTGCATTACGCTGCCTCGGGTTCCTTGACCGGAGCCGGAAGAGCATTGGTCAGCGAAGAGCGGTCAAACACCTCAAAACCACGACGGGCGGCAAACTTGGACGGATCGTCCTGCCACTTATCGGCACAAGCCTCCAGCCAGCGCAGAGTCATCTCGTGCGTCGGGGCCTTGCCTTGCTCAATCAACTCAGCCTCAACACGCAAGTACGCAATGACTTCGGCTTGGGCTTGAGCAGCGTTGATACCAAGGTCAAACAGGTAGATCAGGTTGCCTTCGTCGATAGCACCACCACGGCTACGAGCCGCGTTCAACGCCTGCTTCATGCAGGTCATGATGTGATACCGAGCTTCTTCGCGCTCGTAGTCTTCTTCGGTGATCTGGTCCTTGCCAACCTTCTCCAGCAGGTTCTTGTGCTGGTTCACGAGGAAGTTCATCTTACGCACCGCACCATGCACCGCGTTCTGGGCATTCTCGGTGTGCGTGTTAATCTCCATGATCTCCACTTCCAGCATCTCGCGGTCAAACTCGTCGTTGACGTTGGGCAACTGAGCTTCCTTGCGGCGCTTCTCAATCTGTTTTTTCTTCAGGTTGATGTACGCCTCTTGCAGCGCCATCTTGGTGCGCTCAATCTCGGCCAACGTGTGCTTGATGGAGCGGATCGGCGTGATAGCCGTAACGTCCAACGTCACCTGCATGAACTGCGAGTGCGACTTGTGGAAGTTGCTCGTATCCTGAACAACGGCGGGCATCCGGTCCTCGATGTTCTTCAACATCAAGTTGTACTCCGGCTTTGCTACCGGCAAGTTGGAATACGGGGTGTGAGCAACTAAGTCCATTAGAGTCCTCCGTGGGCGTTTGAGCAGGCGGCTAATTGCCTTAAAGGTTGCATTAAATCGCCAAAATCAGTGGTATTTCCAGCAGATGCAATAGTAACGTATTGAATAACATTGGTTGGTGCAGACGCGGCTAATTCTCCACCAGCAAAAATTCCTCGTGTTGTAGAGGAGCAAGCAGAAAGAGAATGTGCTGCGGCTATTAAATCTCCAAAGTCTGTAGCATCTCCAGCAGAAGCAATAGTGATGTAGTCAACGGTGTTGTATTGAGTTGCGCCAGAAACTCCACCGCCAAATATTCCCGTAGTGCTAGACGAACAACCGGCAAGAGCCCTCCTAGCAACCGTTAAATCGCCAAAGTCAGTTGAATTTCCAGCAGATGCAATAGTGATATATTGGATGACGTTTACAGCAACACTTGTAAATCCACCGGCAAAAATACCGCGAGTGGTGGAAGCACAAGCAGCAAGACCGCCGTTTGCCACTAACAAATCACCAAAGTCCGTTGCATTTCCAGTGGAAGCAATCGTTACATATTGAATTACATTAGTGTTACCGGGAATGCTTCCGCCAGCAAATACACCTCTTGTGCTTGAAGAACACGCAGTTAACCCGTTGTTAGCTGCAATCAAATCTCCAAAATCTGCTGTTGATCCAGTCGTTGAAAATTCAATGTACTGAATAACATTTTGTCTTGTAGATTGTAAAAATCCACCACCAATAACTGATCGGGTACTAGACGAACATACGCCGGGGTCGTTGATTGCCGCAAGCAAATCTCCGAAATCACTACCATTTCCTGTAGTCGCAATATCTATGTACTGAATGAGGCTACTTCTTGCGACAGCATCAGTTCCGCCCATAATCAAACCAACTGCCGCTGCGGCCGGAGCCG